TGTCCAATGTACTTAGATAAGTCATGATCCACAAACGTCGGAATCCCCTCATCTAAAGCCTTCAGACAGAAATAAATATCCTCGCCAATAATTCCACGTGGTGACCATTCAGCACTAAACCACGGAGTTTTCAGCTTTTCAAACACTTCTTTAGCAATCAAAGTCGCACCGAAACCAATAGCAGTTACCTGTTCGCAACCTTGTTTACCCCTAGAATCAACCTTAAGCCAGCGAGTCTTTTTAATCTCGCCATTCTCATCATCCTTAGTTAGCTCTAAATTCAGAGCCGTACTCAGAACAGGCTTACGTCTAGTTACTGCATTTACACCTACTATCGGCAACTCACGACTTAGCATAATGCTAATGATGTCAGGAGGGAATCGCATATCAGAGTCAATAAATAACACGTGTGTACAACCCTCTGATAATGCAGCCTTTACTAGGCCTTCACGCTGGTCAAATATCAGCGTTCCAGCCATCGTATATAACTTTAATCCGTTGTTCTCATCATTGCAACGATGTTTAACGTCATGTCCAACCATCCTCGCAAAGTCAAATGCAAAGCCTGTATGCACCTCATCCCTAGCTGGTACACAGACTCCAACAACAGCACCCTTCACCGCTTTTTTATCTTTTTTTGTAGACATTAGAGAGTTCCTCTGTATGTGCGCCAGACCGATCCTTCGCCATTCATCCACTTGGCAAATTCCGCATCGTCAACTATGTGAAATCCCCTCATGATCCCCTTCTTGTTCATCTCATCAATGACCGTAAAAGGAATCTTTCCTACGTGGTGAAATTCGCTTAGATGACCAGTTCTAGCCTTATCAGTGTCTCTAATCTCATTAACCGCTTGTAATATTTCAGTTACATCCTGCTGAGTTTCGATGATGATTCCACCTTCTCCATCAGCGTGTACTACAGAAGTGCGAAAGTTCACAAAGGAGTCCTTTCTAAAAAACCCCCGAGGCCGAAGCCCCGAGGGAAACACGCAACTCAGCGTGAAGGAGACGTTACAGACTCATGTCCAGATCGAAGCAACCACCATGAGCAGCTTCGTTCTTAACCTCCAGAGTGCACTCGACCAGCACCTGAGTCTTGTCCGAGTCACCAGCCTTAGCCAGTTCGTTAGTCTGGAACGGACGCAGGTAAGCAATTGCTGCATACTCAGGATCAAGCACCAGAGCGTCACGGGTACGCATAAATCTATTCGGAACGACCGAAATATTTCCGAAGTCACTGACGTAGATGTCAGCCGCGCCGATAATTGTTGACGGTTTAGCACCAGTCACATTGAAGCGAGTAGCACCAATACCAGCGAACGACGAGACTTTCTGCTTACCAGAAGCGCCAACCATCAGGACGGAAGGCATACCACCAGAGGTAAACACTTCAGCCACAACGGTTTTCAACAGAGCTTCGGTGAAAGTACGCTGAGTACCATCCGAACGAGTCGAAACACCAATAGTCGTAGGATCAGCACCGCCCGAACCGTAGTCGGTATTGGTTTTGATCCATGACAGCAGCGAACCCATCTTACGAGGAGTCGAGTTCGACGAACCAGCGTCACGACCTTGATTCGACAGCATGATCGTTTCCAGATCGCGTTTGATCTCTTGGGAAGCCTTAGCAAGCTGATAAGCCTTCTCAGACTTACGACCAGCCTTGTTCACCGTATCCAGAGTGCCAGAAACCTTGATGGTCTTTTGCAGAATCTGGGTGTAGTTACCAAGACGAGTAGTAGGAGACAGAGTTGCATCAGATGCATCAGCGCCTTCAACCGCAGCGTTAGCAGTCGTTGCAGCAGCCAGCGAGTCAGTCTGCCACTCATGGTAAACAGCAGTGGCTTTGGTCTTGCCAATCGAGGACATGAAAGGAGTCTCGGTAGGCGAGATGTTGTAGATAACATCAGTCAGGTCTTCGCGCTGACCTACAGCGGTATGTGCGTTATAAATAGCCATGATTCACCTCAAATAAATTTCTCAAATACACTTGCGGCATCAGCAACCCTTCCAGATTCCCTAGCTCGCGCCTTAAGTTTCTTCAGTTCTTCAGCATTACTATCTCTAGGCTGCGATACGCCAGCTTTAATCACTTTAGGAGCCTGAGCTACTTTCTTCGTAATCTCTGGCTTACTAGCAACTAATTTGTCGTACTGCATTGCCTTGTAAAGCGTTAGAACCGCACGAGAGTCATAGACACTCGCTAACTCTTGATCCGAAAACCCTAGACTCTTTCCAAACTCACGGATGTTCTTCCGCAAAGTCTCACCCTTAGCCGGGTCTGCAAACTCTGGAACAGCCGCCACTAACTTCTGGCTTTCCTCAGCTACATACTTCTGAAGGCTTTGTTGCCGTTCATGCTCTTGTTGCTGTGCGATTCTCTCGCGTTCAGCCCTAACAGCATTGAGTTGCTTATCCCTCTCGACCATCTCAGCTACCTTTACAGAGTAGCCAATAGGATCAGTTTCCTTTAGGTAAGCTAGGTTTTCCGTCTCATCTTGAGGTTTGAGCATTTGCTCCATCATCTCAAGACGTTGCGCGTATTGATCGCGCAGAGCCTTAGCTTCTTGAACCGCTTGGCGCTCGGCCTCAACCGCCTTACGTTCCTCAGCTACAGCTTGCGATTTCTTGGTGTAATCAGTGCCAAGTTGATATGACTTGATAAGCTCATCTAGGGTTACCTCCCGTTCTTCGCCAGCGGCTTTGACACGGAATCTTTGAGGTTCCTCGGCTTCTTCAACGACATCATCTTGTTCTACCTCTGATTCATCATCAGATTCGGCCTCGCTCTCGTTGGCTTCTGCTTGGAGTTCAGGTTGTCCGTCGGAGCCTTCTTCTCCACCCATTAAGCCCAAGAAAGCGTTAGCTGCACCTTCTACCGTCAACTCACCACTACCCTCAGGTGTCGTGTTCTGAGTATCGCTCATTTAGTTTCCTTAATTATATCGGGAACCGCCCGACTCGGTTACAAAATCTTTAATCTCCCATCCTTTATTTTCTTGTCTGCGACCATCCCTTGAAGATGATCCTCAAGACTCTCAATAACCCTTAACCGGATATATGCCTGTTCTCTTGAGTCAATGTCGTTAGTCTCACTCATTGCGAATCTGTTAATTTCCTGATTCTTCAAGTCTTGCATCATTTCCTTAAAGTAATCATCTCGGAGTAAGTTCTCAGCCCATTGAGATTTATTCATCGTCCTAAAAGTCCTGTAGGAATACGCAATTCAGTAGGTGACGCAAATGGACTCATGCCCATAGACTGACGATAATCAGCCCACATCTGCGCCTTGTTGTAAATCTCATCAGTAGGATAATTTCCTTGCAGCAAGTAATTGATCTCATCCTGAGTCAATGTAGGAACCAATGATGGGAAGCTACGTCCTTCTTCATCAGTAACCGATATTTCAGTGGATTGCCCATCAGCAGCAGGAAGCAGACCAAAATATCCCTTGCCCTTCATGCTCAATGGCTCACTAGGGCTTTCAGCGTACCTAGCGCCAAAGTTAAGTAACCCTAGTAGTCCGTTCATTGCATCCCTTTAGTCAGTGCTCCTAGTTCTTTCAGAGCCTTCAGAGTCAGTTCCGTTTGCTTGTTCTTGGTATCTTCATCAGCCAGATCAAGTGCCAATACAGCCTGAAGTTGTTTAACCGCAAGTTCAGCCTCTTTAATGCGAAGTTCAGCCGAATCACGCTGATTCTTCATCTGCATCTCAATACCCTTGCGCGTGTACTCTGCCTCTAAAGTCTGACGCTCCAGATCAAGTTTCGCCGCGTCAATCTGGGCTTTTGCCTGAGTCTTTTCCCGTTCAACTTGTGCCAACATCTGTGCGACCTCTGCTTGTGCATCGGGAGCAGGAGGCTGAGGCTGAGAAAGTTGTGCATTAACCTCTGGCGTAATCTCATTCATGAACTCCGAGGCATCTTTAAATCCAGCAGCCTCAATGAACTTAGCCAATGTGTTACGGTATTGCATCACGCTAACCAATGGATTAGCCGCACCGTATTGCTGGATAATCTGCTCTTGCTTAGCGAGAATCATCTGAAGCATCGTTAGCTTCTGCTCTCTATCCCCAGAACCAAGACCAACATTGACCGAAATATCGTACTCATTAGCCCATGTACGAGGGTCATACTGGACGTACTGACCACGCATACGGATTAGCTTAGGCTTGTCCTGATACTTGCCTAGAAGCCTCAGAATGCCCTTAAACAAGCTCTTAACGCCTGTCTCTGCGAACACACGAGCAATCAACTCCAGCTTGCCAGAGTTAGACTTCATCATCGCAGCTACAGCAGCAGCCGTAACATTAGACAACACATCTGGGTCAAGACCTTGTTGCGCGTCATTCACACCTGTGCGCTTGGCCTGAACCTGATCCAGATACTCCATCATCGGGAGAGCCTGACCGAACGTGCTCTGAACCGTTAGCGGAACCAAAGCATTCGGAGACTTCAGACGGATAATCCCACCCGGCGTAGCGTTCAACAGGTCATCCAGATTCACCTGACCATCTACAGCACCTACACGAGCGTTATTCGTCAGGTACATATTGTCTAGAGACTGACGAGTAATCGTCGATTTCTCTAGCTGAATATCCACCACACGATCAGCCAATGACTGACCAAAGAACTTATGAGGGATAGGAATGGGGCAAATACTGTGGAACGGAATATAGTCGCATTCTTCATCGTCAAGGATTTCTGAGCCGCAATAGACAATCTTTCTCAGTTCAGCAATGCCATCCTCATCCTCATCGATACGGATATAGCACTCGTATACCTCAACCGTCTGCATTGACTGATCTAGACTGATATTCTGGTCTGGCTGCTCACCATTCTGGAATCGTGCTACTCGTTCCTCCGAGAACTCCAGATCATTGTAGGTCGGCAGACTATCAACCATCTCCTTGTCATAGCCTAACGCTATCAAGTCACTACGCGGCATTAGACGACGATGAGCTACAAACTGAGCAGTCTCAATGTCTTTAGCTGACTTGGAGATAAGGAATTCTTCAGGTGGGACATTCTCGATCTTGACGCAGCCGTACTCTTTCTTACGCTGGACATAGACCTCGTACTTAGGAATCTGCATGACATTCCCAAGCATATCGACTACTTCTTCGAACTCTACTTCCTGCTTGATAACCTCTAAGGATTGATCTGCCAGCAATAGAGCAAGCTCATCTTCAGACAGGTTCTCGTATTCTTCTTTAATAACGTCTACACGCTCATCCCAATAAGACTTAACGACACCTACCTTCTGAAGCAGCGCATCTTTGAACCAGTTATGAAGTATCAGGAGTCCGTCATTCTCACGGTAGAACACCCAATTGCAATAGTCTGTGGCCTGTTTAGCAGATTCCTCGTCGCCGGGACTCTTAGGCTCAAAGTAGACAATATCCTCTGTAGTCGTAAAGACTCGGATAAGTTGAGGGAGAGCACCATCGATAGCCTCTGCGACTTCGCCGGTGACAATCTGGCTGCGACCTTCAACCTCATTACCGTAAGGTTGGCGCAAGTAATACTCTAACGCTCGTTTACGATCCTCTACTGTCTCAGAATCAATGTAACCAAGCGAGTTATCTATTTCATTCTCAAGGATGCCCTTGATTGTGCCTGAATCGAGCATAACAGCCCCTATGGGAAATTTTGCTCATTATACAACCCATCT